GCCTCCACCTTTTTTCTTAGAACCAATATCAACCCAGTCCTGCTTAAACCATTTTGCTAAACCTTTATGACCGGACACTACGCTACTGCTCTTTTTTGTTTTGGTCTTTTTGTTTTTTTACGTCTGTTTGCCATGATTGCACCACAACCTTTTGCAATACCACCTTGAGAGAAACTAGATACTCTCTTACGATCTTGTGATATTTTGTTGAAGTCAATCATACCGCCCATAGCTTTTTTAGGCCCCTTAAAATCTTTTCTCTTTACACCGCTAGGATCTTTGATCTTACCAGCACAGATTTTAGAAGCGTATGCATTTGCATAAGCACTTGGATAAACTTTAAACTTTCGTTTAGCCGCGGCTTTACCTCTTGGACATAATTTAGTCATTATTTTTTCCTCGCTGTTTGTGCCGCTCTTCTAAAGTTTGCGGCAGTCGGTGCACCTTTAGCGCCTTTCTTACGCATCTTGCCACCACGCTTTCTCTTAGCGTGTATGTTAGCATATAAACCTTTACGCATTACGCTCTTCTCTTTGGTTTTTTCATCGCTTTTCTTTTAGCGGCAGTGATAATGTCACCTCTTGTTATTTTATTAGGATCACCATACATAGCGGCTAGCTTAGCATTCTTTACTTTTTTCTTTGCCTTGCCACCTTTTTTCATCATAGCTACAGGTTGGTTTCCGTTTCGTTTTCTTACAGTTCTCATAGTTTCTCCTATACGTCAGATATTTCTAACACACTTATGATTATACTCAAGTCATTTGCGTTTTCAGCTTGAGCCTTAATAATCTCAGATTCTTTGACTATTAAAGGCGTTGGTCCTGCTACCGAACTATCAGCAGAATCTTGCGCCATATTACCGGTCGCAAGAAGCTCTTGTGATCTTTTTGCTTGTATTGTTCTATTTTTTTCTAACATGTATACAACATCGCTTGTATCAACCAATGTCACCGTGATATTACAATCATTACTTGTATCTTCATTGGCGACACGTATAGATTTTATTATAGCAGTCTTTGCTGTAGGCACAGTATAGATTGTTGTTAGATTTGTGTTAGCTAACTTTGCTTTATGATTAGTATAAACGTTAGGCATTAGGACAAAAAGAAACTAATACGCTCATCATCTTCACGTAGTTTTTCTGGTATGTATGTATTGTTTAAAATAAAGATTACTTGGTCAAGTGTCTGTATAAGTTGAGATAATTGTTCTCTACTATATTCTTCTGTAGCCTCTGGTAAACGTGGTGTTGATATCTTAGCCATTAAAATCTCCCAAATAAACTTACTATTCCGCCGTCATTAAATCTTCTAAAAGGTGGTGGCGAGGATCTTCTTGTAGGAGCAGAATACATCGCCTCTCTACTTCTAGGACTTACAGTTTTAGTTTGTCCTCCGCCTTTTCCTATAACGACAGTGCCACCGCCTCCTGTGTAGTCGTCTCTACTTTGATTTCTTGATTCTTGCGCTTTAGCCGCATTTTGTGCTCTTTGTTGTTTTATTACTTCTTGTTTTGCTTTGTCTTGTTTTGATTTATTAATTAATGCTTCACCAACGTCCATTGCTGTTTCTGCACCTAAACCTAAATAACCAAGAGGTCCGGGAATCATTGATACCCCAGCGGCTAACGCTCTAAGATACTGCCCTTGATTAAATCTATTTATGGCACTAGCTCCTCCTAAAGCAATATTTGCTCCGGGTGCAAGTCTCCCTAATCTAGTATAAAATGATTCAGGCACGACTGTAACTATGCCAGAACTAGGAAGATTAAAAGCTTTATTTGCAACATCTGGTGAAACTACTCCTTCAAGATGACCAAACAAGTTTCTTCCAAAATTTATATCACCTTTACGAGCTACTCCCATTAAAGGTTCGGTTGTTGGTGTGCCAAATGGGCTTCCTCTTAAAACACCTTCTTTTGCATACATGCTGGCAATATCACCCGCTTCATCACCTACTCCAACAAAAACTTTATTACCACCAAAACCTGTTTTTGCAAGAGCCTCTGGATTTGCTGAGCCAGCGGCTATGGGAACTATATCTCCCATTTGTGAAAGTTCTTTTCCAATAGGAGCAAACTTTGGCTGGTTTGCAAAAATTTGCCCTCCAAGTCCTAGTGTTTCATATGGATCTGCACCATAAGTAGAACTGATATCAACCACTAACTACCCCTCATTCCGTCTGGTCTAATATCCAAACGCATCGTGCCGTATCGCCATTTATCACCAGTAGCATCACTACTAATTCTAACAGCGACTTGTCTACCACGAATACGTGTGTTAACTTTTGTTGTTGATGTTGTTACATCAAATGATCCATGAGTTGTTTGACTACCAGATGGATATGGTCTGGTTTTTATTGTAATGTCTGCTGTCCCTGTTAAGTCCTTAAAGTCTGGTATAAATCTTGATATTGACATAAAATTATCACCGTCAGCAATATCTATGTCACCAGATTCAATGTGGTTTGCCATAGCAGAGCCATCATCTTCTGTCCCTGTTTCATGTAAAAATATAAATGTTCTACCAGCTTTAAGTCCCGTAATTGTAGATATAGTCGCTGTTGTATCTGTTGATAAAAACTGTGTAGCATAAGGCACAGGATAAACACCGTAGTCAGACCAAGATGTTCTAGCAAGTGTACCAATATACCAAAGTTTTTCTGCGTAATTATATATTACCATTCTATCAATTTGATCAGAATTAGCAGATGCATAAAACCACATAACTTCATTGTAGTTAGAGTTAGCCGCACAAAATACATCTTGTTTTGCATTTTGATTAATGTCATCGAACACATAGTCTTCTACTGAACACGGTATCTTTTTTACAGCACCATCATATACAAAGAAAGAATCATTGCTCATCCAATATGAATTACCAGATACATCAACAGCCGCGTTAATACCCACAGCGCCACAGTTCGATCCTATTTGTTTAAAACCAAATGTTAAAGGTGCACCTATAAACTGCATGGAGTATAAAGCTGTGTCTGTCCATATCATAACAGCTCCTCTTGATCTAACAGCCGTATTGATCTGGTTACCGTCAACTAATCTAAATGATCCTGCTGTGTTTGTAGCAGTTGGTGTCCAGTCACTTGTTGATTCTTGATCAGACCAACGTATAAACATATTATCTTGTGTAGATGTCGTGCCTATTGTTGTTTCGGTGCCAAGACAGATAACATGTCTGTCATCACCAGATACAATCATAAATCTAGATTTAGTCGGCGCACCACTTACTTCTGTTGTGGTAGCTAAACTTGTTAGCCCATCAGAAGTGTCCCAGTAGAACAAGCCACCATTAAATTGTAAAGCTAATACATCCTCACCCCAGTTATCAAGTGCCCACTTTGCTGACTCTAACAATGGTTTATCTGCACCTGTTAGACCTTCACGAGAAGTATTCCACGTTGACGTGCTCCATGTACCTGCACCCCAACCATAACCGAATAAAGAGACAGCCGCTCCAGTATTAACTTGATATGTAGCGTTGGCTGTTGATCCAGTCGTAGTAGAACTAGCCGCCGCCTTTGCTTCTATCGTATAGGTATTAGCATCTGGAACTGTTAGTATTTCAAACTCTCCTTGTAAATTAGCGGCAGATATACCACCCACTGCACCACTCACGCTAGCTATCGTAACAAAATCACCGATTAAAGCACCATGACTAGAGTCAGTGACCGTAACGGTAGACGATCCATTTGTTGTTGCAAATTGTGTAATATTACCTGTGCCTGTAGAACGAGTTGGTGTTATGTCAGCATAACTACCTTCAGAGTAAGCGTATAGTTTTTTGTTTGTGCCGTAAACGATATATTTAATACCGTTTAAATCAGAATAAGATAAGATCGCTCTTGTTGCACCAACAAGTGCATCACTTGTTACTTTCTCCCAACCACCTATTTTTTCTGGTAAGCCGTATCTAAAACGAACATTATCACAATCTACCCAACGACCTTCGGCTCCGTACTCGGTATTTTGTTTATCTATTCCCGGTGCTATCTGTAATTTTGATAAAGGCATAATTAAATCGCAGAGTCATAAATCCTTATGAAACGATCAGTACCATTTATATTAATACGTATTGCACCTACCTTTGATCCACCTGTATCTGTTGATGACGATATACTTTTTGATCCATCAGAGGCACTTGTGCCATCAAACCTAATAAACTCTTGATCATCGTCACCTTGATCTAATGTTAAACAAGCTATTGCTCCGGTTGAGCTTGCTTGATCTATTGTAACAAATGCACTTGTAGGAGATGATGTGCCAAAACCTATTTTATCAGCAGAACCATCTGCAAAGAAAGCATGTGTTAAAGTATCTGTTTCTATTCTAAAATCAAG